TGAGAAGTAATCCAATCGCAACAATCAATGCGATATAGATGTACTCCCTTTTCCATCTATAAACATTCTTCACTTCAGGAATGCTTATAGGTTCTTCTTCCCTTTTCTCAATTACGTCTTCAATAGGAACTTTTGGAAGTCCCTCGAGTTTATCCGTAGATCCCGTAATTTCAAATTTTAGAATGTGATCTTGATTCATGAAATCATACGGAATGAGGCGTCCATTACTCATGTAGAAAAATTCAATCTTTATATCTCGAATATATTTTTGGGGTCCAGAATGAAAATGGTGTGTGAGTATATCATCGGCACCGTTAAAATTTATAAAATCTGAGCCATCGAGAAGTATGTGCCCAGTATAAAAAGGTGTTGATGTGTACACACTCTGTGCGAAATCATCTGAACCAGAAGTCAATTTTAATATAAGTGAATTTGGACCAACTAAATTTATGGCACCAGATACAAGTACGTTACTCACAGACGTGTAGTCAGCTGAGGAAAACCCTAACAGTTGATAAGGTGTCGTCACGGAAGAGGATTCTTCGAGATATCCATTCGTTCCAGTGTGAAATTCAAAAGTAAAATTATTATCACCAATTGTTGTATTCGAAAAGGTGAATCGTTTAGTATCCGTGTCAAAATTTACTGTATCGACATTTGTGAGTGGTGGCGCAAGTTCATTTTCTAGATGTGTCGCTAAATCACCACCAGTTGGGTAATCTGCATTCTCCAATGATATAGTCTGACCATCAACACTAAACGTGTTGTTCGTTGAACATACAGTCAATTGTGGTGTAGGAATGCGAGCAGAAACTAATTTAATCTCCGAAACATCATAAATTGGATTTTCTAGAGTGATTGTGTAATTATTCGCATGTAGATACACATTCGCATCACGCTGACTACTATCAATCGAGAGGTTGTACACCTTCATTAAAATATAGGCACAATATTTTAATGAATGTTTTTGTCTAATATTTGAAACACTTACTGATAAAGACCCTGGGCGAGTGGGTTGTTCTGGAGCTGACGCTTAGCGATGTCGAGGTCACATGTGTTGGGGTTCGCATTACCCTTGTACGCATTAAATTGGTGGTATGCCTTCTGTTTGTACTGTTGAGTCCAACCACCGTTGGCGGCATTCACACGTCCATCAATACGAGTAGTATCGGATCGAACCGATGTGAGACGACCACCTTGTTTGAGGGCGCTCTCACGAACATTCATACGACCAGCATTACCCATGCGGTTAGGTTTACTGCGGCGATCTTCGGGGCGGAATCCATACTTCATGAGTTCGTCGTTGGTCTTAGCGGCAACCTTAGAGGCAGCACTACTCTCGTATGCACCACGGAAATTGGAAATACCTGGGGCAGGCTGATTGTAGTAATTGTACTGCGCATCATTACGGTCACTCTTGAATCGTGTAGGATCCTGAGACATCGTCTGAGCAGAAACGAAACGCTTAGCACCATTGAAACCTAGGCCATCAGTTCGAAGACCAGTCTCGGAGCGGTTTGTTGTGCGCTTAGTTCTTTCATGCTCGTTCCTGGGAACGACACCAGACATACCTTGAGCGCGACCCTGTACAGTAGGGCGTCGGGAAGGGAGGAAGGCGGTTGTATCAGGTTTGTTGTGGGTGAGTTCACCGACGACGGCGGAGCGACCACCAGTGACATCAGCGGCTGGACCAGAACGGCCAGGTAAAGTCGTAAGCCTGTATTCACCAACATTCACAGGGTTGACCCTGAACATCTGTTGATAACCACCAACGGCTGGGGTATCGGCACCAACACCTAAACCTGGACCAACGAGTTGTTTCTCGACTGGGGATAAATTGTTCATGCGACCCTGATCATACATGCGGTTACGCATATTGAGAATTTCTTGGCCACCACTCCGCTGCTGTACTGCGATGTCAGCGAAACTCTCCATTTCCCTCTTTTGGGGTACATCGATAACGGGTTCGAAATCGTTATTTAATACTTCGACAGGAGCTTTGACTACCGGTTTTTCAACCTCCTTCGTAGGGGGTGGAACAGACTTAGTACTCAAAGTTCGACCAGCATATACTAAACCGGCCACAGCCATGAGCGAAATGGGATCAGCCATTCTTACTTCTTACCCACATTTTTATTAGCGTACCTTTGCTGAAAAAGACCGTTCTGAACCTCGGCTCGTGTGCTCGCAGGTTCATACTGCATGGTACGGAGAGGAACCTTACATTCCATGTTTGAAAGTGGGAAGAGATTACGCTCATAGGTTTGGACGATGTTCTTATTAAAACGAGAAGTGGTTTGGGGGCGAAGTTGATCGCTCGTATCTATGTATTGGGCTGGGGAACCCTTACCCGCCATATAAGGGGCAGTACCATAGAGCATCGTGTTAGGACGGCATCCACCACAGTTGAGAGTACTGGGCTGGGGATACACGAAAACTTCATCGGTCGCCTTGACTGGGGGAATAGCACCCTTATTTTGAACGCGGGAAAGGCCAGGCTGAAGCTGATACGCCATTTATTATTACATGAGAATATTAATCTAACTGTATGTTCCACCGCCACCTCGCACACTTCCTCCACCTCGGGGACCCCTGATGTCCCCATCACCACCTAGTCCCGCAAATGCTTCGAGCTGAACGCCACGAGCATTTGGGTTACAGTACCTCGTATCACTCTTGCACATTGGACCATTCTTGGGTCCGTAGAGCCACTCAGCGAACGCCGTCTGATCTCCTGGGATTTTAGTCACTGGGTTGGAGACAAATTGGCGCTCAACTCCATTCCTCATGTATTTAGGAAGAGGGGAACGCGAACGACCACCATCCATAGGAATCCTATCGCTGGTATAGCTGTTCACAAATGGTTTTACACTGGGGTAATAGCACGCCTCTAAACGATTTGGGGCATCAGTGAAATCAGTCATGAGCACGTTACCCATGGGATTATCCTCTGTCGGCATCTGACACGAGTTTTCACCTTGTATCGTGTAACCAGCCGTAGTCGTCACCATGTTGGACTTATAAAGAACAAAAATGACAGAAAGGACGGTAGCGCCCAATACGAAAATACGAGGATCACGGCGAATGAGATAAATAAGACAACACGCATAAATGATAAAACGAGAGGCGGCGTTGATACGATCCTCTGGAGTCTGTTCGTTTGTTGGCCAGAACTGAGAAACTCGATCGGCCCTGATGAGTTGCTGGGGATCGTCAAACCAGACCTTCATTTAGTATAGGTTGAGGTTTATTTTTTGGGCAAGCTACCAAGCATGTTACCCATCATCTTCATGAGCGCATCCTGATTGATTTCACCATCGCCATCTTGCATCTTGTCAGCACATTCCTTGGCGATACCTTCGATCATCTTTAGAGTGTCATCGGGAATCGATGTAATCGTGGTACCGAGCATGTACAGAGTCTGAAGATATTGCCAGGTCGCAGATCGGGTGTTGGCCGACATTCGCTCCCAATACGACTTGATGTTGAGATCCTTGAGAAACTCAATCGTCTCAATCTCCTTGAGCAAAAACGTTTCATCCTTCGCAGAAATCTTTTCAGCGTATGGGCTAACACCCTTCATATAAGCATCTACGACGAGGCGTGGATTGCTGGACTTCAATACATCGAAAGAAGTCATCATCTTCTTAATGCCTTTTTCCTCTGGAAAAGTCTTGTGCAATTCCACAAGAAATTGACCCATCATGTCGTTAAACGCAGTAACGGACGCCATTTTCTTATTCTAATTGTGTAATCTTTAAGTTTAAAAAGGCTCGTTAGAAATAGCTTCTTTTTGGCCAATACCACCAGACACGATGAAAAACACGAGAATCGCATTGAGAACGGCGGGTTTAGTGTATTTGTTGAGTTCAAGTTTACCCTCGTTGTTGAGGTGCGCCTTCAAATGAATGTAGGCCGCAGTGATACCCCCAGCGATGAGAGCAGCACTCATCGGGTCACGCAAATAATCGGAGAGTTCCATTTAATAATACCTGGGATTTTTTGTACGCTGCTCTGGTGCATCACCAAATAAGACGTCATCGTCGGGTTGCCCCTGAGGCTCGGCCTGAGCTTGGGGCTGAGGCTCTGGTTCCATCTCTGGAGCCTGCACACCTGGGACGGTCTTAAATTCATTCTCTAGACCAGTGGGTTCTGGTTCGGGTCCGGACATGTGGTCGGGCTCGGGCTGTGGTTCCATCTCGGGCTCGGGCTCGGGCTCGGGCTCGGGGAAGGGTTCAGGTTCGGCACCACCGTCAAAAACATCTGGATCGACACCATCCTGAATCTCGCCGTCTAGAGAAATATCCCTAGTCTCTTGAGTCATATAGGTTTGAAGAATTTGTTGAACTGGGATGAGTTCTTTGACAGTGCTTTCAATCGCAATGGTGAAACGTGCGGTAAGTTTCTCATCCCTCAAATACTCGCTCTGTTCCTCACTGAAAATATAAGGATCTTTGTAGAGGTCTTTCGCAATGTTGTTGTAGCACGTCTGAATGAAAACTTCCTCGGTGGGAAGCTTGAGAGAAATCTTCTTGTTGTCCGCCTTGAGACGAACCGAAGAGAGAATCTTCGTGCACGCAACAAACACGGCTGCCAGAAGATCACTAAACCAAGCGCAACGATTGGTGATGTTATCACTGTGGTTCTTGGACATTGCGTTTGACCAGTTAGGAACCTCCTTGAGAAGCTGCTGATACATCATAAGAACCTTGCGACCCTTGGATAATTTCACAGCTTCATTGTACATATCTTGAAACACTTCAATCATAGGTGGGCACATGATGAGACACATCTGCCCCATGTACTCCTTTTTCGCTTCAACGAGAATATTGAGGTTATCCATTTATGATTAAAGTGGGTTTTAAATTGAGATTTTACTACGCACCTCTCCTGTACTGATTAGCCATCTTCTTAAGGTTCATGAGATTTGGAAAATCTCCGTCTTCTTCTTCACGCTCTTTCTTTTCCTTCTTCTTTTTGGGGACGAACCATGAGACGTAAATATCATAGTCACTTACTCGTTTTACAGTAAATCCACCTAATACGAATTGTCGAGCTATATATTTCGCCGCAGCATTCCTGTCGAACACTGGATATCCTAAAAGAAAGGATGGAACTGTCAGGAAAATCTGTTTATGACCATACTCTACAGACTGTTTAATTTTACTCGAAAATTGTTCATAAATTTTCGTGTAAATTTCCTTTCGCATCTGTTTCCTCTTGTCATCAATCTTCGTTACATCATCGATGCTGATCATTACAATTACTGTAATTTATTTTTTACCGAATCCAACTCAGCCTTGGTGGGATAGGCGACTTCTTTAACGAGTTTGTAGTCGATAAACTCTTTACCTGGAGAACCTTCAGCGAAGGCGGAGACGTCACTGGGTACATCCACACCAAGAGGCTGGGATCGAAGCGACACGAGGCGAACCTTTCCATTTTCAACCTCGTACGAAGCGACAACCGAGAAACCAAAGGAGAAACCATCCTTCTTAACGGCCATAAACATACACTCATAAATGTCATTCTCTTCACCTTTATAATGACGAATGGCAGTCGTTTCTATGATATACGTACAGAGACCAGTACGCCTGGATATTTCTTTATTGGCTTGGAGTACAAACTCTTCGATGTTATCGTTGTCGACACTGGCTTCAACTTCAGTGTATTTAGAAAGATCTGGTCTGGGATCGGTTAACTTCACCACACCAACAGGCTTCGTGTACCCTGAGAAACCAAATGCCTCGGTGAAAGATTCACGAGAAGTCGTGAGAAAAATCACCACGATGAGAAGGATGATCACAATCAAGTAATTCATATTTACTATAATGCGTTAATTTTTTTTTACTAAATACCATATACATAATAGATGTCGCTCCTGATCTACAGTCCGAGATGCAAGCACTCTATGGATGTTATCGAGTATGTGAACAAAGTTCCCCAGCTGAAGCAGCTCGTTCATTATCATAACATCAATACACAGGGCATACCACCAAACTACAGAAATAAGATTACTCGTGTTCCCACCATGCTCACGAAGAATGGTAAAATTCTCGTTGGAAACGAGATCAAGAATTGGCTTGATTCCCTCTTACCGAAAAAAGAGGTTGAGCATTCTGGTATTGGAGCGTTTGGTTGTTCCATGACCAGTCTTGACGGTGGAGAAACTATTGGTGATATGTTTCGCCTCGATGAATATGGTCAATCCCTCCAACCTGCGATGACCAAAGAGCTTGAAGAAAAAATCAATCGAGATGTATCGAAAGGTGTCACATATACAGATTTAAAGATGTAATGCATATGTCAAACTAGATATGAAACTCGTGACTATACAAGCTTCAGCTTTTAAGTCCACATTCGAAGTACTCAAAGATATTCTTAACGATGTGAATATCTATTTTAAACCAGATGGAATGTATGTCGTCACCTTGGATACGGCGAGGACATCTCTCATTGATATGTTTCTCGCCGCCGACAACTTTGAGGAATATCATTGCGACCAGGAGGAAATCGTCGCTGGCATTAACATCTCGAATACTTTCAAACTTCTAAAGACAATCACAAACAATGATGTTCTCAAAATAGCCATCAATTCAAAAGAATATATGGATATTGAAATTATCAGTGAGACTAAAAAAACGAATTCCAAGTTTCAACTCAAACTGTTGGACATCAATGAAAGTCGTATCGAAGTTCCCGCAGTTGAAATGACAACGATAACTACACTTCCATCGGCAGACTTCCAAAGACTCTGTCGTGACATGTCGAACATCGGTACAGACATTGAAATCCGTAGAGATGGTAAAAACATTCACTTGAAGTGTGACGGCGACTTTGCGAACCAGGAGACGACGATTGAATGTCCAGATGAAAGTCCGACAATCACGGGTTTGTACAGTCTAAAGTACCTGAATATCTTTACAAAGGCGACGAGTATGTGTGCGTCTGTGCAAATTATACAGGAAATTGGAAATAGGTTTTTGATTCTAAAGTATAATGTAGCCAATTTGGGTGAGCTCAAATTTTACCTAGCGACTAAGGTATCTGAAGATCAGTAGTGAAGCCATCTAATGTTGATACAATCTTTTGCAAACCGAGTGTACCTTTGAGAATAATTTTAGGGAATTGTTTTTCAAGAACATCTCGGTCATAATATAAAAAATGCTCGAGTGAAACTTTTTGTCCATGAAAATCATTTCTTGGTCCACTGTACCGCTTCACCTTTTCAGTAATGTTTCGTACTGGTTTATCATCGTGATCGACCATCCACGCACTATTGAATGGGACGCTAAAATGCATCGACTGATCCTCGTTGTCACCAGGTTTAAAATCAATATCATTCGAAATGGCTGTATACTGCTTACCATTAAAGTAGTACCTCACACGAAGAATAATCCATTTAATATTTTGAGGAACCATCGTATGCCTAAATTTCTTACCAGTTGCATTAACATAATACTCATCTAATACTTCATCTTCCCAATCTTTACTTTCATTCAACCAAAATTCATCCTCAATATGATATTTCATATCATGATCAACC